TCCTCGGTGAGCGGAACCTGGCTCGCCTCGCCGGGGGTGATGCTGAAGCCTGGAGTTGTAGCTGAGGGGCTGGAGGCGCTCACACGCGGGCGTAGTCGATGGGCCAGTTCTCGATGGCGATGTCGTACAGCCGGTGGATGTGCGCCGGGAGCACCTGCTCGACATGCACCTGGATCCCGTAGCCCGGTCTACCGACCGGCAGCCGCTTGCGGTCGTAGCGGTTCGAGTAAGGCAGGTTGCCGATGTTCACGAACGAGTCCAGCACGACCGGCGTTAGCCGGTAGCCGACCTGGATCGCACTCCCCGCTGCGCCGGTCGGGATCGGCGGCTGGATCTGAGTGGCGTGTGAGACGTAGACGTTCCGCATCCGGCGCTGTCCCTTCGCCCCGAGAGGAACCCAGCCGGTCGTAATCCTCGGGAGGATCGATTGCTGGTTGCCGTCCTGGGCGGTGGAGAACGCGCCGGTCGGGGAGTCCGGGTCGATGTCGGTCAGGCCCGAGAACACGGGCGAGATCCTGGCGAGCCGGTACTGGTAGGCCGAGTTCTGGGAGGAGTTCGAGTCGGTACCGAACCAGAGCTGCTCTGCTGCCGTCTGCGACGGGATCAGGCAGGTGCCCTGCATGTTCGTGAAGCGGTACCACGTCCGGTTGGTCAGATCACAGACGAACATGAACGACTTGTCCTCGCGCACGGGCGTCGGGTCTGCGGTCAGGATCGAGACGAACAGCTTGTTCAGGTAGATGCCGCAGGAGACCTGGGTGCCGGTGCGCTTCAGCGCGTACAGGTAGCGCCACACCTGGCCGACGCCGCCCTGGTCGGTGAGCGAGCGGATCGTGCTCCCGTCCGTGAGCATCACCCCATGCGAGTTCGCCCAGATCAGGTTCTCCTGCCAGGGCACGACCGAGGCCGGATCGACGCAGCCGTACTGGTCGGAGAGAACGTCCATCGTCGTGTCCATCCCCGTCTGCTGGGTGAGGATTCCGTCCGGAGGGACGTCGCCGCCCTTGATTCGAGAGGTCATCCCGTCGTGGAACACCATGCAGACGTTCGCCATCGGCCCGAGCGCGGTGATCGTGCGACCGAAGCCGAGCGAGGCTCCCGTCGCCCAGTCGGAGAGCGGGCCGTTCGGGGTCTTGGTTCCGAACACGGGTGCCCAGCGCACGTACTCGGGGTTGGCCGGATCCCCCGCTGCGATCAGCCGGTTCTTCCAGACGGCGAGCAGCTTCGCCTTCGGCGTGTTCGCCCCGGCGAGCGTGGCGATGGCGGTGGTGGCTCCGTCGTAAGTGACGTACTTCGGGTTGGCGAGACCCTGCGAGTCGGCCCAGTACACCTTGTCGAAGAACATCCGCCCGTTGTGCAGGGTGGAGGCGAACAGACTCCCGACCGGGTTGGCCGCAACCGACCCCCCGCCCGCTGGCATCCGGGGCTGGTCGTAGAGCTGGCCCCCGGCATGGACGAGCAGCTTCTCCCCCGCCTTGAAGATCGCATCGACCCCTCCCCAGATTTGCCCCGCCAGGACATCCTGGGTCAAGAACGTCCACGGCCCCCGGCCTTCGAGTTGCGCTCCGCGCTGGGAGGGGATGTAGTCCACCAGATCCCAGACGTAGCCCTTCGGCAGATCGTCCAGGGAGAAGTCCCGCGCCATCCCTTTGACGTTGCCGAGGATGCTCTGGGGTCTAGCCACCGATGTAGCTCCCCGAAGCCGAGAGCGACCCGAGGTTGCCGGTCAGGTCTCGGCGCGGGTAGCCATGCGGTGTGACGCGCTTAGAGAGGATGCGCTTGATCCTGGCGATGTCGCCCTCGGTGCCGTCCTTGCCCTCGTAGGCGAAGCGCCACTTCTCGCCCATCTGCGACTGCTCATGCTGGGTGTACTCGCCCGCCTTCCAGCAGGCATAGTTGCAGACGGCGGGATGGAACTCGGGAGGGAGACCGCCGAAGTTGGGCTGCGAGCAGTCATCGCTATCCCCCGCCATCGAGCTAGGACGGAAGATTCCGTAGGCCCGCATCTGCGTGTCCACGCTTGGAATGGGCGCAACCCAGAGCAGCGGCTCCTCATAGGCGAAGCCAGAAGTGCCGGACTTCTGCGCGTTCGTGATGTCCTCGCGGGTCATCCGGTCGAGGAACACTCCGTCCGTCGTTGCCAGGTCGAGCAGGGCGAGGATGTCCGTACTCATGTCGTGGATCGGCGTGTTCGCGGTCAGGGTCAGGGTGATGACGCGCGTATATGGGCGGGTGCGGACGATGATGTCGAGCACGCCCTCGTTCAAGTAGTTCTTGATGAGCAGATCGACCTCGTTCAGGGAGACGATTTCCTGCATCCCCATCGTGTACTTCACCCTGTCCTGCATCGCCTTGAAGTTCATCCGATCTTCACCGCCGAGATCGCTGTCGTGGCACCGACAGCACCCTGCGTCGTAGCTGCCTGAACCTTGTGCCCGTTCGCACCCTGGGAGATGGACAGCTTGTACGTGGCCGGGGTCGAGATCGTGACAACCGCTGAGAAGGGAGCAACGACGCCCTGGCCGCTGGACAGCGCCGTGGTGGTTGCCTCGGTCGCCGCGAGAACGCTGGAAGCGCCATCCCAGATTTTCGACGTGATCCAGCCCGCGTTACCTGCGCGGACAACATAGACCGTGCCCGTGATGAGCCATGTTCCCGCAACCAGCGCGAGAGTCTGGTCGAGGGTGATGTCCTGGTACTGCGTACCCGAGACCAGCGAGAAGTCTGCGGCCAGCTTCGCGTAGATCGAAGTCAGTCCCCCTGCGCCGGTTGACCAGGGCAGCGGCGTCTCGCCCGTGGTCGGGCGCAGAGCCATGTAGCTGACCCCGTTGTAGATGACGACATCGCCCTCCTTGTAGGCGGTCGCTCCCGCATACGTTCCCGCCCAGCGCAGGTCGATGGCGTTCGGGAGCTGAGTAGTCGGCACCTTGCCGCCAGAGTCCAGGCTGGCATAGCCGTTCACCGCCCCCTTCGCGGATGTGTCCTGCTTGCCGTTCAGGGTGGTCTGGAGGTTGGCGACATCCGCGATGGCGATGTCTGTCCAGACCATCGCTCCCGAGACACCCTTCAGCCACTTGCCATTGACGACTGTGGGCACATCGGGCATCGCTTCCTCAGCGGTGAGCCGGGTGTCGAGCGCATTGATCGCGTTCGCATGGGAATCGACCGCCTGGTCGAGGTTGTCCATCCGCGCCTCGTTGACCGGCGTAACCCCGTCCACCCAGTCGGTCGGAACGTAGTCAGGAACGAGCGTCATCGCTCGATCTCCAACCAGGCCGGATCGGGGCCGGGATCGAAGGGCGTGCCCGGAACGCCCGACGAGTCGGTGTAGGCGGTGCCTCCGTTGGGGCCGTCACAATGCATCAGCAGCAGGGTGTTCGCATCCCGAGTGTAGGGGGCGGTGGGGACGGTGAACGATGTTCCTGTCCAGCGAGCGACGTTCGAGATCCGAACCTCGTCCATGTAGCCCTGGAAGTCGTTGCCGGTGGTGCGGGCGTCCCCGCCGATCCGGAGCGGAGCGCCGCTGTCACGGATCACGGCCGCGCCGATGTTCGCATCCGCACCGACCTGCACACCGTCCACGAAGAAGCGCAGCACGCTGCCGTTGCGGACGACTGCCATGTGGTACCACTGGTTCAGGGTGACGTTGAACGCCTGGTCGAACTCCGCGTCCCAGGCCGTCCCGTCCCCGGTTGAGATCATGAAGCTGAAGCCAGGAGTGGCCGCGCCCATGATGTCCATAGTCCATTCCCAGCCCCGGTCGCTGTTGTCCGTTTTGAGCTGGGTGAGGAGCGCCTTGCGGATGACTGCCCAGCGGTAGCGGCCCTCGATGGTGAAGGTCGAGCCGAGTCGCCAGTCGGGGTGATCGGGCGTCGTCAGCGCCGAGCCGCTGCCGCCCATCAGCAGCGAGGAACCGCCGAACACGGAGGTCGCATCCTGAGTGGTGGGCGCTGAGCCGACCCCAGGGTTACTCCAGGTGACGGTCTTGTTCGGGATCGCTCCCGTGTCCGGGACAGACTCGATCTCCAGCCACGCCGGGTCAGCACCGGGAGCGACCGCCTTCGTGCCGATCTCCAGCCATGCGTCGTTACCGGGGTAGCTGGTGAACGGCTCGATCTCGGGGACGAGGAGGCCGGACTCCTGCTCCACCCAGTACGGGCTGCTCACACGAACTCCTCGACGGTGGGAACGAGCAGGATCTCCTCCTCCGGGAGGACGGTCGGGATCAGTAGCCAGTCATCTATCGCCGCAGGATTGAGCGGCTTCTCCAGTGGGATGACCGGCACCAGCCCCGCCTTGCCGACTTTGCCGAGTGCTCCTGCCTTCAGGATCAGTTTCGCCTTGCCGAGCTGCGGCGAGTCGCTCTTGTTCAGCCGGTAGGACTTGGCCTTCAGAGTCATGCGCGGCTTGCCCGTGATCTGTCTCCCCGGCGTGACGATCCGGTAGGGATCGCCCCCGTTCAGGGACAGGTCGGGCGAGTGGGCAATAACGATGGTGCTGGAGACGATGAGGTCGAGCGTGTAGAAGGTCGGCACGCTCAGCTTCATCCGTGCCTTGCCGGGGGAGACCTGGACAATCGAAGTAGCGGCAAAGACGGTGAACCGCTTGCCGTTCAGCGTCAGCTTCGGCTTGTCCGGGACGAACCTCGGAGGGCCGACAACGGTGCCGTCACCGACCTTGAAAGTGCCGACGACCGCGCCGACTACTGCGCTAGCCATGCGACCCCTAGACCGGAGGCCCAGCCTGGATCGACAGGAGGCCCGCCGTCCAGTCGATCTGGAACACGCCGTTGGCGACGTCGATAGGGCCACCGAAGTTGAGCAGCGCCCACAGCCACTTGTCCGTGGTCGTCATCTCGTAGACGATCCCGAAGCTGGCGGTGAAGGTGGCTCCCGGCCCCCAGGAGAGATCGTCCCCGAGCAGGTTGTACTCGTCCGCCGAGGCGTCATAGGAGACCGAGCGGGTGGTGATCTGCTTGCCACCGACCGTGTAGCCGCCGCCCGCTGCCAGCTCGCTCCCGGAGACGTCCGAGTAGCGAAGCTGCGTGTCGATGTTCGGCGTGAACGAGGGCACCATCAGGATCACGCCCATCTGGGTCGGAACCCACATGCGGGCGATCAGCCCAGTGGCAGCCTGTCCGTACCATTGGCTCGTCGCGGCCATGAGGAAAGCCTAGAGCGGCCTACGGACGGAGGATCTGCACCTTCGGAACGTGGAACTGCTCCTCCAGGAAAGCCTCCTCGCGGTCGATCCAGCCCTCGCGCCGCATCTGCTGAACCTCTCCCACGAAGTCGATTTCGAGCTGACGCCGCTGCTGCTCGCGGATCGGGAACCGGCACCAGTCGTTCGGGCACCGCTCCGGGAACGCGCCCAGCTCGGTGACGTCCTCCAGGCAAGCCGCGCAGCGGTAGCCCTGCCACATCTGCTCCATCATCTCCTTCGAGACGGTGATCCGGCTCTCGGCCATCTCGCGCCCGTCCGGGAGCTGGCGCGAGCGAGAGGGTGACGGCTCGATGTCTACGGGATCCCAGCTCATGCCGGTACGACGTCCTCCTTCTGGAGTTCGATGGACTGCTCCAGCGCCTCGATGATCTCCGGGCGCTTCGGGCCGAAGGTGCGCTCGTAGTGCAGGACGAGGGCGAGGTCGTGCCCGTCCTCGATCAGCTTGACCATCAGCATCTCCACGTCCGGCCCCTGCCACTCGTCGTAGCGCGGGAACGGAGGAGCGATGGGGGTGGACTCGACGTACAGGCACTCCTCCGGAGTGGTCTGAGCCAGCTCCATCAGACGTGCCTCGACCAGCTCGACCTCCTGGTCGGAGAGATGCTCGCGCAGGGCGAACTCGTCGGTATCGAACACGGCGAGACGCAGCATCGGATCGGTCGGGGTGGCTTCGTCCTGCTCCTGCGTGTTGCCCCGGAAGGCGAAGTGACGTAGTGCCGCTGCGACCTCGTTCTCGTAGATCATCGCCCCCGAGTGGACAGGCAGGAACTCGGCGTAGATCGGCTCCTGGAGAACCTCGACGGAGCCGTCGCCCATCCCGCGCTGGCGCTGGGGGCGAACCTGGAACTTGTAGCCGGGGTTCTGGCTGATGAAGCGCATGTGTCCTCCTGATGAGAGATCGGGGGAGAGGGAGTGGACTCTCCCCCGATTCTCGCAGGCTAAGCGATGCCCGTCAGCAGTCCGTGGGTGCGCTCCTGCGCGATAGTCCAGGACATCTCGGCCAGGTACTCAGCCGCCGTCCTGTCCTCCCCCGGCCCCTGCCTGGACGTGAGCAGCTTCGTGTCGCGGTCGCGCAGCGGCCGACGCTCGACGTTGCTCATGTCCACGACGAACAGCAGGCCGTTGAACCCGTTTGCGCCGGACGGGTAGTTGGCCCACTCCTTCTTCACGACCACCGGGATCTGGTAGCCGAACACGCCCGAGATGAAGCCGTCCACCTTGACGCCGTGGACGCTCTCGTTCGTGGGCTTCCAGAACGCGCCCTGCCCTGCCCGGTTGAACCGGGAGATGTAGTACGCGCCCACGGTGCCCGTGAAGATCACCTTGTCGCTCGTGCCCTTGGAGAGCACGGTCGCCAGGAACAGATCGAGGAAGTCGCTCGTCAGCTCTCCCCCGACGTTCTGCTTGTTCGTGGCGATGAACTCGTACAGCCCGCCTGCGAAGCCTGTCGGCTCCGACCCGGCCGAGCCTGCGACGTAGTTGCGAGCACCGAAGAAGCCGTTGTGCTCCAACTGCCGCTTGAACTCGACGGCCTTCCGCGCGGCCTCCTTCGCAGGCTCACCCCCGCCGTACAGCTCGATGGCGTTGGCCGTGCCCGTGAACGACCACGGCTCGCGGAAGATTTCCGTGTAGTTGTAGCCCAGCACGCGGGCGCTGTACTTCGGGTTGCCGACGTTCGCGCCCTGGGGATAGGCGGTGCCGACGAACAGCAGCTTGTCGCCCGAGTTCCCCGCTGCGTTCGTCCCCATCGGGACGACCGTGAGGGAACCAGCCGCGTTTGCCGAGACCTTCATCGGCTGCCCCGTCCGCATGTTGCGGTAAACGTCGTTCGGCTGGACTGAGAGACCGTCCGCCGCCGAGACCACGACGGTCGTTGCGCCGGACGTGTAGCCAGCGGTCGTCGTGATGACGTCGTTGACGTAGGACTCCTCCAGCCAGTTGACCTTCTCGCGGGTGGCCGCGCGAGCGCCCATCCGGGAGGTCATGGTCGTGAACTGCGTCTGGTCTGGGTCGAGCAGGCGCATCTTCGGATCCATGTCTACGACCTTTTCGTCGGCAACGATTTCGTCAGTGTTGACCATCGTGCCAACAGCTACTTCGGCCATGACTACTCCTTTGCGTCGGTATGGGGACTACCGGCTCTCGGGAGGTACGCGCCTAGCGCGGTTCCGACCTGGCCTTCTAGCTTCGCATCCGCCTGCGGGGTCTAAGAGACGGTGCCGCGAATGGGAGGTTGAAGCTGCCCAGAATCTAGCTCATTACTCGGGATACGGCCACTGACCGCGCCGTCTCCACTCCTCCTCCATCCCGGCGAACAGCGGATCCTCCTTCGTCGGCTCGACATGGGGTGAGCCGGTGACGACCGACGCCGCCTCCCGCCGCAGCTCTCCCTCACGACGGATCTGCTCCTCGCGCTCCGTGTCTGCGACCCTGCGCGTCGTGGTCGTCCCGGCTCGGACGAGATCGTAGACAGCGGACACGGCCAGATCCCTCTGCATCGGATCCCCGCCGAGGATGGCGAGCGTGTACGGGTGGTACTCGCCCAGCTCCTCGATCTTCGTCCACATCTGCTCGCCGTACTTCTGCACGTCGATCCCGAGCCGCTGGAAGGAGGAGTTCAGATCGGTGCTCAGGTCTCCGGAGGGAACGGCCCCGTTCTGAGCGGCGGCACGCTCGGCCTCGTAGCGGGCCTGCTCCTCGCGCAGAGCCATACTCACCTGCGTCCCGATCTGGGCGGCGAAGCTGGGGTTGTCCTCCGCGACCCGCTCGATCACGGCGTTGTAGAGCTGGGCGTTGCCATTCCTGGCAGCGGTGTAGGCGTAGCCAGCGGGGTTCGCCATCGCCTCGTCCACCCACTGTTCCTCCGCAGAGGAGAGCGGCATCGCCGCGCTCATGCTGGCGTTCGCGCTCGCCTCCGCGTTCCGGGCGTACTGGATCGCCTCGGCTGCGACCGACTCGGCCTGCTGCTTCTCCTGGGTCAGGCGGGAGATGTGCTGCTCGCGCTCGTAGGCAGCCTTCGCCCAGTTCGCGGGTTCCTTGCCGAACTTCTTGGTCGCCCAGACGACGTTGGAGTCCTCCTCCTCCTCGCCTTCGGTTGTTTCTTCGGCAGGGGTCTCCTCCGCTTCGGCAGCGGCAGGAGCGTCAGGGGAGAGCGGTGGAACGGGAGAACCGTCCTCCACCGGGGGAACCACCCCCGGTGCTTCATCGTGGACGACCTCCTCTGACGGAGTGACAGTTCCCTCGGCGGAATCATCCGGAGGAGCAGCCCCTTCTGGCTCCTTCCCGGAGAGTGCTCCTGCCAGGAACTCCTCCAGCTCCCGTTCACCGCTCACGCTCATGTCTCCTCCTCAATCTTGTCCTCCTCGATCCCCTGCTCGGCAAGGAACCGCTGGAGGGTGTGGTCGGCGTGTCGGGGCACGCCTTTCATCCAGTTCAGCGCAGCGATTGTCCCACGAATGACGTCCAGCTTGGACTGATCGGCCCCGCTCGCATCGAGAGCGACGTTCGTGGCGGTGCGCTTCAGCCGCTCGACCTTGCGGTCGATCTCGGCCTCCATGAGCTGCCAGCCGGGGTTCTTCAGCAGGCTGGAGAGGAGGTCGGCGCGGCGGGTCAGTTCCGCCTGCGTCTGGGCGTTAACCGCCAAGCTGCTGAGCGGCCTGCACCTGCGAGCGGGCGAACTGGTCGGGGGTCAGGGTCAGCCCGTTGTTGCCACCCATCTGCTCAGCGAGGGCTGCGTTCGTCTGTCCCTGCGACCCCATTGGTGATGCCTGCGCGGGCGGGAGCTGGAGAGCCGCCGCTCCTCCCTGGGGAGTGCCCTGGCCGTTCTGCCCTCCCTGTTGCGGTGGGGCCATCATCCCCTGCTGGTTCTGGCCGGGTGGGTTGAAGAACCGCTCCGGATCGGTGACGCCCTGGGCGGTGAGGACGTTCTTGACGACCTCCTGGAGGTTGATGTTCGCAGCCATCGCAATCGGCACGACCATGTTCGTGAAGGCCATCGCCTCCTGGATCCGCTCCTGCTTGACGACGGACTCGTCGGAGACGTCGATGTTGACGTCGAACTCGCCCTGGAGATCGAGCGGGTGCATAGCGAGCATCGTCTGGGAACCGTCCGTCCCCATCTGAGGGATGATCCGCTCCTGACGGATCATCTGGCCCATCATCCCCAGGAACAGAGCGCCCACCTTGGAGAAGCCCCAGGAGTAGTGCTGCTTCCGAGCCTGGATCAACTTCTGCGCGATGGACGTGATGATCGACATGCCCGTGGCTGTGCTCTGGTCGATGCTCCCCGAGTTCACCCCGCCCGCCATCGGCAGCCCGCCGAGCATGTTCTGGAGGTCGCCCTTCAGCAGAGCCTCAGCCTCCAAAGTTATCTGAGCCGCAGTCCCGTCGATCTGAAGCTGTCCGACCTGGCCCGGATCCTCCACGATCCACTGGGCACCTGGATACCACTCGAAGGCGTCCGGGTCATCGACATCCGAACGGATCGTGGTGATGACGTTCGTGAGCAGACGGAGCGCGTCGATCCGCTGGTTCTGAAGCGTCCACAGATACTCCTGGATCTGCGCTAGCGACTCGATGATCGACATGCCGACGAACTGGAAAGCGTCCGGCATCGAGGAGCAGAGGACGAAGGGCTTGCTCTTGATCCGGAGCGGGTCGAACTTGGAGGCGAGAACGACCTGCCTGCCGCCCACGGTGATGACGTGGCCGTTCTCCCAGTATTCGAGTACCTCGATCAGGTTCTTGTTGCGCTGCTGGTTCCAGAGCAACTGCTCCCGGTCGCTGAGGTCGTCCGTGGCCTGGTTGTTCCGGGCTTCCTTCAGGGCGTCCACGTTCTTGTAGAGACCGGCCTGCTCCTTCGCCTTCAGCGTCTCCCAGGTCTCCCAGCTCCGGTCGATCACCCAGGCAGCGGAGGCCATGTCCTTCGCGCCCTCGGGCCAGAAGAAGTCGCGCATGTCCCGGACGATCATCGAGGGGCCGTCCCGGATGACCTCGGTGCGGTCGATCTCCTCGGTGCCCAGGTAGCGGTCGATGATCGCGCCCCAGTCGTCCGTGACCTCGTAAGTCATCGGCACGAGCCGGGTCGCGTCCTTGGTCTCGTAGGCCCAGACGACCTTGGCGAGCGTGGCCCCGACGATGATGTCCTGCTGCATGAAGGGGCGCTGCTTCAGCCCGAAGTCGTCCTCGTCCATCGCCCACTGGAGTCCGGCGCTGGCGACCTTCGACTTCTTCAGCCGGTCGTTCACGGCGTCGATGGCCTCTCCTGGCATCGGCTTCGGGCGCACGGCCCAGGTCGGCTTCGGATCCTGCATCGTCGCCAGCATTCCCTCGGCCACCTGGAGCAGATAGGGGACGGTCAGGTCAGAGCGCCAGCCTTGCGTTTTCTGGCCGGGTTGCTTCGCCTCCGCGATCCCCCGGTAGGCGCGATACCGCTTCTCCACCTTGTCCACCCAGGAGCGGTGGGAGGACTCGGCCGACTCGACCGCGTTCAGAACCTTGGTCAGCTCGTCGGCAGCCGGGAAGTCCGGACTGCCAAGCGGCTCGATTGTCCTGGCCTTGGCAGTTGAGCCTCGAACGATCTCGGTTGAGCTAGCCACCTGCCTGCGAGACCACCTTGGCGTTCTTCGCCTTGCCCGCCAGGATCGCCTGTAGGCCAGTCATCCCCTTCGTGATCCCGGCGGATTCCTCGTCGTCGCTGCTCTCGGTCATCGCCATCATCAGGTGCTTGATCGCTGCCCTGATGTGGTCGGTCGAGGACATCCCGGTGAGCAGATCGGTGTTCGCGTCCCCCGTGCCGAGAGGCCCGCCAGGTGTCGGAGCACCGCCGCCGCCTCCAGAAGGGTCAATCCCGAGCGCGGCGGCGATGTCCGCCATCGAGCCGGGTGCACCGGGGCCAGGAGGCAGCATCCCGCCAGGAGGCGGTGCTCCTCCTACTGCGTCGGGTGCTGCGTATGTGGACATTTCCTCCTCCTAAGTCCAGGCGTACTCGGGGACGTACTTCTTCCGTTCCTTCCTTCGTGATCGTCGCACATCAAGCGGATGGCTTCCTTAGCGCCGGAACATCTCCAGCGCCCCCGCGAGCGCCATCACCCGGTCGTCGTTCGTGCCGTCCGCCGCTCTCGGGGAGGGATTCGTGTCGGCCCGAACGAAGGTCTTGCACTCCAGGATGGTCTGCATCGGGATGTGCGGGAGCGTGTGCTCGCGGATCGACAGCTCCAGCGCCGAGATGATGAGTGGCCGGGTCTTGGACGTGACCGGGAAGCCGAAGGTGATGTTCTGCTTGAAGTCCGGCCGGTCGTCCTGGACGTGGCGGTACAGCTTCGGGTAGGGGCGGCGACCCTTCTTGCCGTCCCGGAGCGGGATGACAACCGCCTCTCCGTAGCCGCCTCCCATCTCGATAGCGATGCGAGCGGTGTTGTACCAGCGTCCGAGGAAGTGGAGCTGCTCGGCAGCCAGGTCGGGGTCGATCTTCCCGTGCAGCTCGGCGGCGATGTTCTGGTTCGAGAGGTCGATCACGTAGGCGCAGGTGAAGTCGAGGCCGCGCCCGGTGGCGACGTCCGCGTAGATCGCGTACTCCTTGCCCTTCTCCCGCTTGTCGTAGACGGCGATCCAGCCCTGCGAGTCGCGGGCGATGGTCGCCTTCGCTCCGGTCTCGTTGGGGACGAACTTGAACCTGAACAGCGGCTCCCGCAGCCGCTCCGAATACCAGGCCAGCGCATCTGTGTTGAACCAGCAGCCGGACGTACCCAGGAATGCTTCAGCCGCGTTCAGTGGGTACTGCTCTGCCATGTCCGCCGTGGATAGGCGCAGTCGCATCTGCCTGAACCACTCGCTGTCCCGACCCGGATGGCAGTCGGCCCCCAGGAACTTCGATTCGATCTCCCTGTCCTCGGCGGACATCCACAGCGAGTAGAACTCGTTGCCGTAGCCGTTGGCTGTGGAGACGACAAGGATCTGCCCGCCGTCTGCGACCGTGGGGATAAACGCCTTCCAGGACTCCCCGGCGTACTGGTGACGGGCGAACTCGTCCAGGAAGGCGACCGCTGCGGTCTCGCCGTGTCCGGCCTTCGGGGTGGAGGGCATGGCGATCAGCGCGGAGACCTCTCCGGAGGGGAACTCCCACTCGATCCGGGTCGAGGGCCGGTACTTGATCGGCTTGATGACCTTCGCCTCCATGCGTAGGTGCTCCGGAAGGTTCTCCCACAGATCCCAGGCGCGGTTGACCAGCTTGGACGCCTCGATCTCGTTGATCGAGACGCACAGCGTCCTGGTGCCGGGGAGGGTCAGGCACTTCCACAGGCAGTAGCCGATCCCCAGCCAGGAGACTCCGAGCTGGCGGGCCTTCAGGCGCAGATGCACCTGGCCCTCCAGGTAGGAGGTCAGCTCGTCGCGCTGCCACTCCCAGCCGTTGTTGAAGTGAAAGTAGAACTCCTCGCCGGTCTTAGGATCGACCGCCTTCGTGTGACGGAGTAGCTCGGCAGGATGGGCGCGGGCGTCGTGGTACTCGCGCAGGAGGAGGGCGATTCGCTCGCGCGTCTCCTGGGCGACCTCGGGGGCGATGGTCACGGAGAGAGCTTACGGCCCCAGAAAGACGGAGACCCGCTTCCACCCGGCGGGCCTCTCATCTCTCTCCCTCACGCCCGGATGTGACTCCGGACGAGGAGGGACTCTATCCCCATGAAAGAAGGAAATCAACATCCATCCCCGAATGGGGTTACGATGCTGTGAACTCATCCCATACGCAGCAGCGGGCACCGCCTCTGGCAGCCCGATCTGAGCGTCAAGATGCCTTTGGAGTACCCGCTGCCTTACCTCTCAGGAGGCCAGTCCGTTGAGGTACTTCATTCTGGCGGCGATAGCCGCGCTTGTCCTTGTCGTTCCGGCCCAGTCATCCGACTGGAGGCCGATCCCGAAGTGGCATCCGCCCCATCGGGGTGCTTGGCTCTGTATCTACTCCTACGAGAACGGCGGCTACGGATGGAAGGCGAACACCGGGAACGGCTACTACGGTGGGCTTCAGATGGATCTCAGCTTCCAGCGTGCTTACGGCTGGGGGCTTCTGAGGACAAAGGGCACGGCGAACCGTTGGACAGCTCACGAGCAGATGTGGGTCGCGGAACGCGCGTGGCGCACCCGAGGCTTCTACCCCTGGCCTAACACGGCACGCTACTGCGGGCTGCTCTAGGCGATGGTGTAGCGGGCCTTGCCCTGCGCGTTCGTGTCGAGCGAATCGACAGCGGTGAGATCCTGAACCCCGGTCGCTCCGAAGGTGGTGTCTACGGCAGGGTTGCCCTTGACGAAGGCACCGCCCGGAGTGGCCGTGATCGTCTCCGCTGAGGGAGCGCGGTTCGGCGCGTAACACTGGACGACCCCGTGCAGGGTGACGTAAGGGTTCGTCTGGTGGACATGGATCGGGATGATTCCGCGCAAGGTCATCGCCTCCAGCGAGTCCACCCGCCCCCTCTTGTTCACGTCCTGGAGCGAGCCGGTCAGCGCCCCGCGCAGCCGCTTCGAGTTGGCTGAGAACTTTCTCAGGTACTCGGTGCGCCTGTCCTCCTCGGGGCGGGCGAGCGCACGCCCACCGTCCGTCCCAGGCGGGAGCCGGTTGATGAGCGAGAGCGGCATCGTGACGAGTCCTGTGTTCGGCATGGCTCCTCCTATGGCTCCTGAACGATGGGCGGGATGATCGCGTTCTGGCCGTACTTCAGCGCGTAGTGATACTGACAGAGGTTCTGGGCAGACACGTCCACACCCCCGACCGAGAGCAGCTTCTTCTGCCCGCAGATCCCGGTAGCGGCGGTCTGGGCCTCGACCTGAGCCTGCTGTTCTACCTGTGGCTCGGACATGTCTCTCCTTTCTACTGGATCAGGGCGAAGATCGGGACGTTGATGAGGCCTGTGACGGTGACTGCGGGGGGAAGCGGAAAGCCCGACGCCAAGCCGATCTCGACGTTCGGAGGAGTAGTCCCGAAGAAGCCGCAGATGGCCGAGTTCGAGGTCGTCTGCTGAAGCGCGGCAGCCGAGCCTCCGATTGCGCCAACACCGAAGGCGGCGTAGTAGACCTGATCCTTGACCAGGGCGACCGGGGCGTTGAGCGGAACGATCTTCTGCCCGGTCGCGTTCAGCCTGCCCGCGACCGACCCGGAGGAGCCGAGGCGGTTCGGTGACGTGGCGCTGTCGTAGATGCCGACATCACAGGGGTCGTCCACCCCGGCAGCGGTGATGACGAAGAAGGCGATCTTGGTGATCGTCATGGAGCGTGGGCAGGCGAAGCGGCAGAGGGAAACCCGATTGGCGACCAGAGCGGAAGGCGCACTTCCGCCCCAGGGTGCGCCCGCTGGTACCCACAGCCCCGGCTGCTTGCCGTCTACGCCGATCATGGGATCAGCGCCAGCACGGGCGCGTTGTTCGCGGTGGCGACGGGAGACGGCTGCGGGTTCGCCGCCAGCGGGAAGAAAGGGATCTTGTGCAGGAGTTCTCCCTGCGGCGCGTTCTGGCCGAAGTGCTGCGGCAGGTAGCCACCTGGGACGCAGTTCGCCGTGACCGCTGCTGTTCCCCCGATTGCCCCACAGGAGAGAGCGGCATAGTAGACCTGCTCCTCGACAAGCTGGACGGGAGCAGCCAGTGGGACGACCTTCTGGCCCGCCGAGTTCAAGAGGCCCGACCGCGACCCAGAGGAGGAGAGCAAAGTCGCCAGGGTCGAGTCGTAGATGCCCACATCCACCGGATCATCGACGGTCGCGCCTGTCACGACTCCGAAGCCGACCTTCGAGATCGTCGCCGTGCGCGGGCAGACGAAGCGCCAGAACCAGGCGCGAGCCGAGATCGCGGCAGCCCCGTAGATCATCAGGGGAGCAAGTGCGGGAACGTAGAACCCCGCCTGCCCGAAGTCCACGCCGCCCTCGATCTGCGCCTGCTGGCTCCAGGGGTCAACCGGAACGGCGACCTGGCAGGGACTCATGTGACCAGGGCCATGATCGGGACGGAGTTGGTGATCGTGCTGAAGGTGCCGAAGGGCGCGGAGAGCGGGAAGTTCCCCGCCCCCGATCTGCCAATCTGCTCGGCCTGTCCGAGCGCAGCCCCGAACGGCGTGGTCATGTAGTAAGGCATGGTCGTGCAGATGATCGCCGCCGCCGCCCCGCCTATCGTCCCTATTCCCCAGGCGGCGTAGTAGATCGTGTCCTTGGCGAGGCTGATCGGAGCCTGCATGGTGAGCGTCTGCGGGCCGAGCGCAGCGTTCAGCTTCCCGAGCGTCGATCCCGCCGAGCCAAGCAGTACCGCCCCGTCCGCCGAGTAGATCCCGGCGTCACAGGGGTCGTTGACCGCTGCGAGCGTGGCGACCGAGAACACGATCTTGGAGATTGTCAGCGCCTTCGGGCAGACGAAGCGCATCGCGTAGACGATGTTCGGGGTCGGAAGAACGAAGTTCGTCTGCGCCCCACCCGGAGCACCGGCAGGCACCCACAGCCCCGCCTGGAGGCTGTCGATCCCTACGCCGCTACCGCCTCCCTGGACATCGGCCCCGGTGACGTATGGAGCCTGGCAGGGCAAGTGCTACCGCCCGGTGGCCTTCTTGTCGTCCTTCTTCTCGGCCTCGTCCTCCTCAGCCTCCTCCTCCGGAGCCTGTGTCCCGGCCGGGGGCTGGAAGTTGACGGTGCGGATCAGCGCCTTGGTCTCGGGGTCGTCCCTGACCTCCGGATCCTCCAGGTCGAGTTTGGACAGCTTGCCCTGGGCGGACTCGACCTCGGCCCCGGTCGGGTCGTCCACGATGTTGATGGTGCCGTCCTCGGCCAGGAGCGCCCAGAGCGTCTCGCCGTCCTCGACGCCCCGGCGCTGCGATCCCATCTCGTAGTGACTGCGGAACAGGTCTGCCATTACTCCTCCTTCGGTCTGCGCGGTGGCTCGTAGTCCTCCAGGCGGATCAGCCGCTCCCGGTACCCGAACCTGTGGACGAAGTGCATCGAGCAGTACAGCTTGCGGTCAGGCCCGACCCAGCGTGCGTAGGAAGGACAACCCGTTTCCAGCAGCGCGGAGTCTGACTCGCACAGCCGGGGAGCAGTCGGCGTCTTTGGCTTCTTGGACTTGGCCTGTGCCATGTGGAAAACGATGACTGTCGGGTCGGACGGATTAGCTCGCGTTCTTCTTGCGCGTCTTGTGGCCCTTCTTCGCGGCGGCAGAACGCTTCGCCTGTGAGTTCGTGATCCGAGCTGCCGACTGCTTGCTGAACCCCTCACGCCTGAGCGCCTCGTACTGCTTCCAGTTCTTGACCTGCTTACCCGGCATCGCTCCTCCTTAGTGCGCGGTCGGCCATTCAGAAGGATGATCCTCCTCCTCGAACGGCTCGGCCAGAGTCTCGCGCTCGATGAACACTCCGACTCGCACGCGCCGCGAGCGCCCCTCGCGGATGATGATGAGTACGAGCAGGAAGCCGCCGACGACAATGCTGGCGATGATGACCGTCCCCAGTTGCCAGCCGCTAAGAATCGTGTGAGCGACCATTGGCCTCCTCGGGCTTGCGCCCGTTCAGCCGCCCCTCGATCCGGGCGATCCGCTCGGCAACACGCCCGAGGCCGACGAACAGCCAGATGACAGCGGCGAGGAACAACCCCGCTCCGGTGATGATGACTTCGCCAGGGACGTAGACGCGAGCGACGAACATGCTCCCAGTGTTGCTATCCGACCGGATGGGGACACTCCCAGACATGGATCACACACAGGCGACCATCTTGCTGATCGAGGTCGGGATCATCGCCCTGCTGATGGCGCTCGGGGCGGTCGGCCTCCCTCGGCGCTAAGGCTCAGCGACCCTGACGAACACGGTGCCCTGCCCGCTCTTGGAGCGTGAGCGGCGCATGACCTCGCCCCCGTTCGAGTCGTTGCCGTAGGACGTGTTGCCCTCGATGGCGTTGAACTGGCCCGAGCCTGTCCACTTCTCGAAGATCCCTACGTGGTCGTAGATCGTGTCGTAGCCCCAGTCGTAGACAACCAGATCCCCGAGGATCGGTGAGTCGGTGGTCTGGAGGCCGTTCTTCCCCGCCCTGGCATCGCTGACGATGTACGGGCAGTAGGAGTAGTTGACCGCCTGCTTGAACGAGGGCGAGTCTTTGCCGATGTCCTTACTCCCGTACTCGTAGCACCAGGAGACGAACATCGCGCACCAAGGGCCGACCATGTTGTACCAGGCCGTGTACTTGCATTGATTCGAGTCGGGCGGGGACTCCTTGATCCCGAGCTGCGTGATCGCCCGGTCATAAGCAGCCTGACGAACGGTGCCTTTCGAGGGCGGCGGCGGCTCGTTCCCCTTGAACTTCTCCCACGCCTGGTTGATCTGCTTGACGGCGGTGGCGTCCATCGCCGGTTCGCCCGCGTGCGGAAGCCCCTCCGGGATCCGGATAGAGCGGAGCAGGTTGAAGGTCTTTTCCCCCAGCCAGCCGGTGTCGTCCAGGTCGCCCTGGCGCTGAATCCCGGCGATGCCTGATTCGCCAACATCCCCGCCCGCCTTGCCGTGCGCGAAGGCATTAGAGAAGGTGTCATCGAAGGTGTCCCAGGGCCAGCGGCCCGCCCTGGAGACGGTGCGCTTGTAGGCGAGGACGTCGGGCCCGTCCGGGTGGATGCGCTCGAGGAGGGTCGGGTCGTCGAGTGCCGGCGCGACGACGTCCGCCGCTCGGCTGCCGTAGAGGTGCAGGAGATGCCGCCGGACGTCCGGCTCGACGTCCACCGGCAGCGCGACCGGCGTCGACGCCGCGCCGGGGAGCGGCCACGGCCGCGTGTCGATGCGATGGAGGCGGAGCTCGTCCCGGAGGCGCCGCAGGGCGTCGAGCGCGATCCGGCGGTACGTCGTGAGCTTCCCGCCCGCGACGCTCAGCATCCCGCCCGGCCCGATCGTGAAGACCGTCTCGCGGCGGGCGCTCGCGCT